AACTGTTAAATACTTATCATCTCTGTTTGGATCAGGTTCACCTACCGCAATTAATGCATTGTCACTTACTGATGTAACTACTCTATTTTGTTTAGTCCAGCTAAACCAATTTAATATGTCCATGATTTTTTATTTTATTATAAATACTATTAATAATATACAAAAAAATTTCCACAAAAAAAAGCCCTTAGTAAACTAAGGACTTGATTTCTTTGGCAAGAACTAATTACATATGTAGTCCAAGAATAAATGCCATGATTAACATTACTGTTACAATAGCATTTGCCATAAGGATACTATCCTTATCTTCATTCCATACATTGTGCATTCTACTATAGACAGGTTTTCTTAACTTATCTTGTAATTGAAATAACACAATCAGGACTATAATTCCCATTATGTAAAAGGCTGTTTTCATAAACTATCAATTCTTCTCCGCAAATATACTAAAGCTTTTTGTAAATCTTCCTTTTCTTTAGCAGGATTTTTCTTTCCCGCGCGCGCAACGTACTTAATTACATTACCGAGATAAAAGTCTTTATCTAAGTTCCACGCTTCTAATACTGCAAATACTTCGTAAGGATTATCAGCTCCACCATAATGCGCTGGTCTGATAGCTTCCATCTTTTCACAAAAGAGTTGTGCGGTAGGAGCAGGTTGTGGGTTAGTTACTACATGTAAACTATTTGCACTCCTAACTGCTTCCTCAGCTCTTTCCTTCAGCAACTCATTACGCTGCTTGTTTATATAAGTGTCATAATCAGCTGTTACCATCTTAGTACTTAAATGCTATGTCAAACTCTTTTACTAATAGTTTCATCTCTGTACCTACTATGATCTTCTCAGCAGACTCCAATCCAAAAGCTTGTACATATACTTTGTCACCCACCTTTACTTTCTCTACCTCATCTCCAATTGCAAAGATCTCAAGCTCTGTCCATTTTTTAACAGCTTCTTTCTCGCGCTCTGCTTCTTGAGCTGGGCTTAATTCAATCACCGGTTTCTCAATCACCGGGATGTTAATCAAAATTCTTTTTCCGAATAGTTCCATTTTTCTTTTTATTTATTATTTAATTGTTTTGCAATATACTCAATACATCCATATTCTGCTTCTTCATAGCTATCATATTTGGCACCTATAACTGAAAGTGCTTTTTCATCAGGTTTATAATATACTTTATAACCCCATTGGTTGTCACCATCTAAGGTTATTAAACCTATCCAACCAAATTCTTTTCTGAATAATTTTAATGTATGCATTATTTAAACGTGATTACTTTTACTACTGCCATTTGTGCACTTACTAATTCCCCAATTGCATGATCAAATAGCAAACTCTTTAAAGCGCTGCTATCAGTGGTTGAGTAGTTATCTTTAAGAATGTTTGCTGCTTCTGCAAATAACTCTTTTACTTTAGCTACCTCATCATCATTAGAAGGATTAAATTCAATACCTACTAATTTCTCACCAAATGAAAGCACCTTAGCTTCATTCAGTTTAATATCCGTAGCTGGGATATCTATTATTGATTTCTCACTCATTACTTATATTTTTTAATTGTTACTGCTAAGCTTTGCAACCATCCTTTCAAAGCTTCAATCTTACTTTTGTTACTTGTTTTACTCATCTTCTTATTTATTAAATTTAGATAATAATTCTGATATTACATAACCACCTGCTTCCAATAACTCTCTGTATTTTTTAAAAGAAACTAGTTCTTCTTCTGATATACTAGCCAGAAATTCTTCATCAGCAAATAGCTTTCTTATATTTACTAGTTTCATTGTAATATCTCCAAAGTCATTTGCAATATTTTCTTGATATGGTTTTAAATTTTCAAGATTGCTACGGTCAACTTTTAAGAAATCAACTTTAGGGGTAAATTTCATATGACATGATTTACTAGTAGCAGGATAAGAATCTAAACCTGTACTTAAATCAGTAATATGATATCTATCACCAATTATTGTAACTTCAACAGTTGTTATTCCTACAGCAACATGTTTATTAGGTGTCAATGTTTTTTCAAATTCTTTAGTATCCATCATTGTTTGTTTTTGGAATTCCTATTGCTATGTAAATTCTTGGTTTATACTCTTCAAAACTTCCCGGATGAATACTCATCTTTTTATTTCTAGCCATTTGTTTAATCTTACTAAAAGCATGTTTACGATCTCTACAAGCTAGAACAAAATATGTTCTCCTATGAGCAGGAATCAAACAACATGTTGCCAAATCACTTCTCTCTGGCATGGCTTTTAACTTTTAAAAAACTATTTTCTAATTGCTCTTCTGTTAATACACTCAAGACACCTTCATTATCCTTTATAATGTAATTATCAGGATTACACTTCTTAGGGCCCAGATCAGTATGCACATATAATGTCAATTGCTTTGTATTTATTGGTATGATAAACTCTGCTTTACCATTTGCAAAAGCAAACACAGAATCTCTATCATCATCTATATACTTTAATACATCAACATATGCAGGTTTACTCATATATCTTTCAGCCATCATGCATCATATTTATTATTCATACTAACCATAGGTGATATTTCTTCAGCCTCACCATCTTCATCAAAGTCTCTAGCAAGCAAATCAAATTTTGCTTTCTCTAGTAACCCTACTAAAACTGGTATTGCTTCTTTCTGAAATTGAGCTATTCTTATCTCATAACTCCCTTTGTCATAAGATAGAATTTCTAAAACTCTAATAGGTTCTTCCGCTTTCTTTTTTGCCATTGTTAATCTTGTTTGTTGGTTGTACAAATATATGAATTATTTTAAATAAAAAAACCCAGGAAGTAATTCTTGATCAGAGAAACTTTCCTGGGTGTTGCTAACAGTTATATGACTGACTAAGCGGGGTTCGTCAACCAGACTTAGTGCACATTCATTTTCCTGCGCAGAGAAGGCCAGATCTAGTGAGCAGTTCTTATGGTATGCTTACCTGGCACTGAACCTGCAGATCCTATCTACAGGGGAAGAACAAATAAAAAGCCCCGGTGTGACAAGAAGGGCACCGGGGCTTAAACATATAAGGAAGCGGAAACAGCCTTTTAATGTTGGAACAAATGTAATAACTTTTTTAATATATTACTTAAACGAAAACAATTTTCTCTCTTTTATTTTTTTAGCTGGTACTCCTGCTACACACATGTTAGCTTCAACACTATTTAATACTAAAGAATGTGCATATACACAACTATTCTTTTCTAGAATTACTCCGGGTAATATACTTGTATTGGTTCCTATTGTTACAAATTCATTTAATATTACTGGGCTAGATCTTACATTTCTAAATTCATCTGACACACATGGATTAGATAAGTATTCTCCTGTAAAATCATCTGATGAAGAGTATATGGAAACTCTTGATGATAAACCAGAATAGTCTTTCATTACTATCTTTTCTTTTCCGACAAGTAAACTATAACAACCAATGTGTACATAACTACCAATCTCAATACCTTTTTCACCAGCACTTAATATACAAAAGTCATCAATCCTTACATCATTACCAATATGTATATTACCAGGATTATAAATACTACACTTATCAGATATCAGAACATTCTTACCGTAGGAACCAAACCCTATCTTACTTAATGCTTGATCATCAAGAAACATATATATCAAATTTAGAAAGATCAGGATAAGCTAGTTCCAAATCTTCATTACTTATTTTACTTCCGTCACCTTTATAAAACTGACCCATTAGTTGCAAACCTTTTGCTGCTATCTCTGGCATCATATAAAAGTTCCATCCTAACATAGTGAAATCATCTTCTAAATAAGAACATTCATCTCTACCACTAAATCTAGCTTTTTTAAACCAGAGATATGCCTCATAGTTATCAGTAAGAATAGCACCGCCTTTACCAAGTTTCAAATGTTTGTATGGCCCAGTAAAAGAAACACACATATGACTTCCTGGAATATACATATCTGCTGTAAACCGTAAAGCAGAATCCCATACACGTGTCGGTCTCAGTTGATAACATCCTTTTATTGTATCCCCCGGCACATTATAAAACTTAACCTTACCCCCGGCATGCTTTATCTCACAAGGAACAGATGGATAAGTCTTACTAGGTATTTCAATTTCTGTATCTTTAATACCTTCATAATACAAAGCCAGAAACAAAGCATTACTCATATTATCTATTGCTACGACATAAGGAGCTCCTGTATAATCAGAAACTTTCTTTTCAAACTCTTTTGTTATATCATGAGGATTCATCTTACTTCTACAAGTTTAATATTAGTTATGAAATTTAAATATAATTTTTCTATTTGTGGTATGAATTCATGTTCAGGTAAAGAAATATAAAATCTAAAATAATTAAGAAAATTTTCTTTTGATAATAACCGTTTTGGATAATGATACATTCTATATTCTTTATCCAAAATCTTTACTTGATTTTGCATATTATCTAAAGCAAATCCTTCTTCTGTAACTATACTATGACCACCTCCTGTAATTTTAAGTTTTGCATTACTTCTTATCATCAAAGGTTTATCATATAAATGAGATTCTTTATCATAATCTCTATCAACACCAAACTTTAAACTTCTTAAATCAACATCAGAGTTACCTGTTTCATTATACATATTATAACCCTCAAAAACTATAACATCATACTCCTCTACATCTTTTAAATCTTTTTCCCACATATCCACCAGCTCATCATGATCTACTACTATAACCCAATCAGCTGTGGATTTTTTCCAATAATCACTTCTTAAATTATTAATTTTATTTACATGATTGACTGTTCTATTTTGATTTTTTGATTTTAAACCATATGTTCTTTCAGCACCAGATAAACAATCATCAGGTTGTGGTATTTCAACAACATTACAGCCCATGCTTTTACAGTAAGAAGTAGTGTTGTCGGTAGAATCATCATCAAAAACATTTATGACAGCATCTGGAAATCTCTCTCTATAATGCTCAATAAAGAAAGGCATTACATACATGCTGTTAAAACTAATAGTAAATATTTCAACTTTCATAAAACAAATATATACTTTCCGGGTCTATCTACCAAGCATGTTACTACAAGGTAAGTTACCACATGGTAATATGGCTCTCACAACTTTATTAATTTTTTACTTACGGTATTTGGGGCTTGTGTGTGGAATGACTTGAGTGGACCCCCTAGTACCAGCCGCCCCCCTCCGCTAAAGCTTTGGGGTACCCCCTATGCCTTTGCCCTGCTGGCTGGCACACAGCTGCGCCAACAAACTTTTTCCTGCCGGAGAAAAAGTTTCTTTGGTTTGCTACCTAACCTCTTTGCACAGACCCTATCTTTTCCTAACCCTTAACTTAATTGGATAACAATTATTAATTAACCAAAAAACAAAAAGTTATGAAAGCAGTATTTGAAAAGACTTACAAGTCAGTTAACGCACAAGGTGTATTAACAACCAAGTTTAGATTCCATGTAAAGGGTACTAAACAAGAGATAGAAGACTACAAAGCAGACAATCCTAAAGCGGGTGAAGATCCTGTAACAGGAGCACCTATCTTTACAACTATTTACCCAACAGTAGATTGTATGAAACCAGGTGGAGTTCCTATGTACAAGTCTACTACAGGAAACTATGGTTTAGACTCTTCAGAGTTTGACGCTATGCAAGCAATAGCTAACAGCATTGGTGCAAGTGAGCAATTTAACAAACAAGTAATTGACAATTTAACAGGTAAATTATTTGGCTCACGTACTGCATCTATTGTAACTGTAGCAGACATTGCAGAAGAAGTTGTAGAAACAACTAATGACGCAGACTTAGATAACATCTAACAGCAGAGACTACCCGAAAGGGTAGTTTCTTTTTTGCTCAATTGCCCTATTCTTTCCTAACCCTCTATTGATATTGCAATTGTCATTAGACATTCCAATTGCTTTAAGTGTATAGTTATTTTTTTACATGTTAACATGTTAACTTGTTCTCTACATGGAGTAGTTATCAACAATATGTGCACTATTTGGCTAAATTGTTAATTATAATGGTCTCTACCCTATGGAGAAGTAGCACTTGATTTAGTTATTAACTCTATTAATCAAGTAGTTATGTTATTAACAATAGTTATCAACAATAGAATAACTAATGAAGCTGTGACAGATTAAGTAACTCTAACTTACTAATGGTTAGGTGATTAAAAAGTATGTTAAAGTGTGTGTGAAGTTGTTGAAAGGTGTAATACTCTCACTATACCTTAGGTATATCATGTTAACCTATATTATGCTAACTATCTCACACCATACATTTTATATAGCTAGAGTAGGCATACACACATTAATAACAGTACTACTATACTAATCAGTATAACTCTATATACACCTTTACTATTACTTGTATGTTCTCTATTACATTAGGAAGATAGTATTTCACAGTAAAGGCTTCCGGAACTCTTTATAAACCCAAGAATATAACCTAAATAATAACCTAAACTAAACTACCATGAAAATGTTTAAAGAAAACCACAGTGACATGATCAAGTTACTAAAGAACTTAAAGTTTGAGAAAGACTACACTAAGTTCCACTTCCTACAATCAAACAGAATTGTAGATCCTAAACACACTAACAAGATGACTGTTAGTTTAAGAAACATGTCTGCTACCAGACCAATAGTATGTATTAACACTGATGTTATAGATGGAAAGAAAAAGCTATACATCATAGATGGTCAGCATCTATTCTATTCTCTAATGAAAGAAGAGTCTGAAATACCTTATGTAACATTAGATATCAAAGACTTCAAAGACTTGATATATAAAATGGCTCTGTTAAATAACTCTAGCAAGTCTTGGACAGTATTAGATTACATAGTTGCTTATAAGGCAATTGATCCGGATTATCAAGCATTGTTTGAACTTAACCTTAAATACTCCATTGAATTAGCAATGTTAGCTGGTATATGTCTTAACAGCAATACTGTTACTATGATATCAACTAAAATAAAAGATGGAACATTTAAGAAAACAAATGACAAAACAATTGAAATGTGTGACAAGTTTCAAGATGTATTTACCAGCATTGGTGTAGTTGACAGATGGGTTAAACATGCTTTCTATAGTGCATTTATGATGAACTATAACAAATACAAGCATGCAGAAACTATCAGTCACATAAGAAAAAACATCAATACAATTAAGATTATGTCTAACAACCAAAAAGTTAAAGATATAATCAATGAACTATTCTTAAAGTAATTTAAAAAAAACTAACATGAGTAAATTAATATTTGTATGGTTTCTAATGAATGGAACAGTTACTCCTGCGGGAGAACATGAAGGACATAAACTATATACAATGTGGTTCAAAGACGGCAAGGTTGCTGACTATATGTATAAAGGAGAAGTTGTTAACTACATCAAGACAGGTGAACTTGTATATGATGAAGACCTAGAGTATGGTGAACAACTAGATGAAGAAGTATTCTACAGTAAGAACTAATATTATGGTCCGGAAAAGTGTAGATTGGCACATGAAAGTAGCCAGGATGTATAACCTTAAATGGTCAATGCAAGAAATTGCAGATTATCTTAAAGTTAATATGGAAACAGTACACCACAGTATCACAGTACATTCAGAAATAACCGAATGGTATGATGATGCTGTTGGTGTACACTTTGGAAGCAAGAAAGAAGCTTACCAAACAGAAAAAGAAATGTTAAAAGGGTACAAGCCACCCAAATACTCAGAGTTGAGTAAAGAAGAAAGAGCTATTTATAAATTACTTTAATAAACCTACCATGGAACCGTTTAAAAAAATTAAAAACAGAACATTGGGTGTTGAATTAGAAAAACACCTATGTGTATTAGCATCATATGCTGACAACAATGAAATTATTGGCTATATGCCTAAGTCTAGACTTACTAAAACATTCTACCACAAGTCTGGTACTGAACTAAAACTAGAAGCTTCACAAAAAACGAAGCAACTAAACCCATAACTTTCATGGTAGGAAGGAGGTTGACAAGGGCTCTGTTTAATTACAGGGCCTGAGTTAGCCATATAATGTACTAAAAACTTAAAAATGAAAGAACCAAGACTAACAGAAGACCTATATCATAAGATATATGATTTAGAAAGTTACTATGCTAATGTAGATAGAAGCTATCCAGATGGTGTAGACAAAGAAATAAAGCTGAGAGAGATTCAACAAGAAATCTTAAGCTATGAGAAGAAGATCTATCACATAGATACAGAAAGAGCTATAAAAATGTTTGAGTATACATTGTATGTTTTTGCAGTTGTAGTATTATTCATACTTTTCTTTTATGTATTAAGATCTTAGACACTTGGAAAGACAAGCGTGAATAGTCTACGTGAGTGACATTACAACTAAATTGGGAAACAGAGCTTAGAAATAGGCTCTGTTTTTTATGCTTAAAAGGGAAAAGTACATGAAAAAATTATGGAAGAAATGGTTTGGAAAAACCTATTCACAAGATAACAAGTTTGAGTTACTTGTGATAAATGATGAAGTTGATGGTATATATCAGAAACTTGGTGTTACTGAAGAAAGAAGTGAAGAATTAATAAAGATTATGATTAATGCATATGATGCTAATGATAAAAAGATTCCTGCTATGCAAGAAATGTTAGCTGAATGCAAACATATCAATGAAGTTGTAGTAATACTAAATTTCTTTGAGAAATACATCTATCAACAGAATTCAAACCCATTTGATGGAATATTAGGTGCTATATTAAAAGATAGAAGAAAATGAAAACAATTATAACTTCAGTCTTGGGATTTAATTTTAAGGCTGATATAGTTGATTTGAATGATAACCTCCTACCAACAGGAATTAAGTCAACTTACTTCCCAGATAATATTGAGCCTATTGCACCTAAAATGGTGAATAAAAAATGGTTTACTTCATTTAATGATGCTCTCTTGAATAAAATAAGAGATGCAAGAACAAATGCCTATGAATATTAGAGATGTAAATGTTAGACTAAGCATGGAAGATATTAAACATACTCTGAATCATTTCCTACAGAATTCATCAAAAGAACAAAAAAAAGACTTTGCTCAATTGATTGAAGGTTTGTTTCTTGATAATGAACCAGCTTGTGGTATTTTCATTAAGATAGCATTGGGTAACCGATTACCTTCTGTTATACCAGATAATACACTAGTTAAAGTTGGTGCAAGTAATTTTTATCTTTCATCAGGTAGACAGTATAAGCACAAAGATGCTGATAATAAAGTTTCAGCTAAAGTTGTAAAGTTCAACGGTTGGCATAACTATACCCCTTATACACTAGAGTATATTTATATTGATGCTAATAGTGATGAAGTTACTACAACAGATAGAACTTCAGCCACTGATATTGAAATTATAGAAGAGTTTTAAGATAGTAATCTGTGGATTGCTTTTCCCGGTAAATAAGAAGGGAGGTGTAACAACTTCCCTTTATTATTGTTTAGCTATATAATGCCATAAAAGAATGTTATGATGACCTATTGTTTTATAGAAACTCTTACATTTACTATGCTTTATACAAACTGAATGATTTATCAATTACCTAACGGCAAAGTAATCAATATTTCTATTGAACAATATCTTGATATGACAGATCAAGACATTCAGTATTTTATGTCTATAAATGGTGGTGACTATGCTACTAATCCATTCACGGATTCAGCTGTAGTCAACAATGCAAAAGAAAAAGCTTATGATTTTGACTATCTTCCTAATGATGAAGAAGATGTTGACAATATTATCTCAGATGATGAACCATTTGATGATATCATAGACCTTAACAATCCCTTG